CAGAGGATTTTGATTACATCCATGCGGTTTATCTGAACACTTCGATGAACAAGGATGAGTTCTGCAAAGATTTCAAGAAACACGGGGACAGCCGGATTATCCGCGAAGTCCATGTACGGGTGCTGAACTATGAGATGAAATGTGAACGGCAAAAGGAAGTTATCGGCAACCTGACCGACTTCCTGATAGGCAAGGCGCATGCGTATGACGATACCGATTTCCGCAATCAAGCGGTAAGGCTGGCCGGTGAGGTGGAAGTGGTGAAACGGACCATCGAATTGGGGCTTCCGCTTTGGGATGAAGACAGAAAGGTTGTCCTTTCGATGATAGAGGAACAAGGCAAATAGATTCAGGATAACCCAGCGTGACGACCCGGAAGGCGTTAAGAGACGGGTGACGGTGTGGAAAGACACACGGGAGTGCATGGTTCTTGCGCCGGGGTTCGATTCCCCGGACTCCCTCCAATATTAATCATTAAAATAAGTGAGATATGAACAAGAGGTACATTCACATTACGAAAGCTGACCGCGACTTTATCGCAAAGGCCCTCAACGTGACAGAGAAGACTGTTTATAACGCTATCCGGTTTGATGACCGTCGTGGTAACTCCGAACTTTCTGCAAAGATCCGTAAGTTGGCCATGGACCGTGGCGGTATTGTGATGGTTGTTATTCCGGAGGTGGAGGTTTTTCACGACTATGACAAAGTATCCCGCCTATATTGTCCCAATGGTGCTCTTATAGAGCTTGACCGCAAGGATGGTAGCGGCCAGGTAATATTCAAAGGAGAAACAGTGAAGACTTACGAGCATGTAATGGTTTCGGAAATTGACCACATAAAAGCGTTTGCATCTGCATTGAGATAGGAGGTGACTATGTTGGTGTATTACGGTAACATACAGTGTATTTCTGCACGCGAGCTCATAGATAAAGGCTATATCACCAAGTCCTGTTATGACAATTGGGTGAACCGTGGCCGTATCAAGGTTGTGCGCCGTGGTGGAGGTGCTGCTGGAAATTGCGCGTTGGTCGCCCTCAATAGTCTGCCTACCGATTGCCTGGAACGGGTGAAGGAAGACAACCCCGGAGGAACAGAGCAGGCACTTCGCCACTGGATACTATCAAACTATGTGCTGGACCAGGCTGCAGTAGCTTATTTCTTGGATTGGGCTGCCCATTCTTCCAGCAACAGAGCTACAGACGAACTTGCCCGGAAATATGCGGTGAATGCTTCAGTTCTGAATACTTGTATCAAGCTTTATAACAGAAGCAATGATTACCGTAAACTGATGGGTGAAAAATATAACTGGGACATGATGGCCACCACCATCGAGACCCTACGCGAAGACTTTGGTCATGACCTTCCTGCCAGTACACTGCGCTTCCGCAAGAAAGTGAACGAATATAAGCAATACGGTTATGAATGTTTGATAACCGGAAAATTCGGCAATCAGAACAAGCGGAAGGTAACTCACATGGACGAACGCCTGGTGATGAGTTTGAAAGTACTTCCCAACCAACCATACGGCAGCGATGTGCATGAAATGTATCTGTCATTTGTATGCGGTGAGCTGGAAGTATGGGATCTGGAAACAGGAGAGATATTCAACCCGGAAAACTTTACGGACAAGAACGGGGAGCCGAAAGAACTGAGCGAAAGCACTATCCGGAACATTCTGAACAACCCGGCAAACCAGCTGCTGATAGAGAAAGCCTTGCGTGGGCGTATGGAGTTCTATCATGAGCAAATGCCTCACATGCATCGCCATGGCGGTGATTTTTCTCTGTCACAAATTACGATGGATGACGTGGATTTGCCGCGCCGAATGAAGGGCGGTGAGTATGTGCATGCTTATTATGCCTATGATGTGGTGAGCCAGTGCCGTATCGGGCTGGCCTACGGGCGAGATAAGGATGATGCTTTGGTAGTGGACTGTTTCCGTGATATGTTCCGGTTCATCGAACGCAACGGATGGGGTATTCCAGCCGGTATTGAGGTGGAGCAGCACTTGATGAGCAAGTATAAAGAAGGATTCCTAAAGGCAGGTGAGGTATTTAAGTTTGTGCATTTCTGTGCTCCACAGAACTCACAGGAGAAATATTCTGAAGTTCTGAACGGTGTGTTCAAGACAACCATAGCACATAAGAACCATGAAGGCATTGGTCGCTGGTATGGTAAGGGTGCACGGCGGGTGGATCAGAAGAAAGTGAGCGACAGCAGTAACCACACCTGGGAAGACAGAAAGTATTATACGTTTGAAGAGCTTGTGGCGGATGACCGTCGCGATTGTGAAGAATGGAACAATACGCTTCACCCCAATCAAAAGAAATATCCCGGAATGACCCGTTGGGATGTGCTTGTAGCCAAAATCAATCCGACCCTTCGACCGCTTGATAAATTGACTTTGAGCAGATATATCGGGGAAAAGGTAGAGACCAGTATTCGTAGAAATTCCACAGTACGTGTGGCAAATGCAGATTGGTGGCTGAGCGGCCCGGAAGTGCTGGAGCAGCTGGAATCAAACAACCGCAAGGTGACGGCCTACTACCTGCCGGATGAAGAGGGCAAGCCTACGGATGTCTTCCTGTTCCAGAACGACCGCTACCTTGACAAGGTTCGTCCAGTAGTGACTTACAACCGGGTGATGGCAGAACAGACCGAAGAAGACCGGGCTGCCTATACAGAGCAGGCTAAGATTGTAAGTCATTTCAGCAAATACCTCAATGACCATGCCATCGGCAAGGTGGGCACTGGTACACTGGATCAGCCAACAGATGACCCGGAAGAGGAACTGGAACTTCCCCCGGTGGAGCTATCCAATGATTTGCCAGCCGAATTGTCGGCAGATCCGGAATCAGATTATGAATGGCACTCCGGAATAAGCGAGGCAATGAGGGCCATCAGTGACATGTAAGAATAGAATTAGAACAACATTAAAACAGCGTTAGAATTATGATTACAGAAGCGCAAAAACAGAAGATTTTAGCAGCGATAGCCGCCAACCGTGCGAACTATCCCAGTGATGCCAAGCATGCTGCCTCTTTAGCCATCAGTACATCTGTGTACAGTGCAATCAAGAACGGACAGACAGACAAAGCCCTGAGCGATGCCAACTGGATAAGCATTGCCCGTAAATTAGGGGTGAACCTCCGTGGTGAAATGGAATGGAAAGCAGCCAAGACCCCGACCTTTGAATATATAACTGCCCAGCTGGAGTTCTCACAGCAGTCCAGCCTGTCGGGCATCCTGTGCGACATGCCCAATATCGGCAAGACTTTCACGGCACGTTATTATGTGCAAAGCCACAAGAATGCCGTTTATATCGACTGCTCGCAGGTAAAGACAAAATTGAAGTTGGTACGCAAGATTGCTGCAGAGTTTGGTGTGGACAGCAAGGGGAAGTATTCTGATGTGTATGAAGACCTGGTATATTACCTCCGTTCGATGGAAACCCCGCTTATCATCCTCGATGAAGCAGGCGACCTGCAGTATGAAGCTTTCCTGGAACTGAAGGCCTTATGGAATGCCACTGAGCGCTGCTGCGCCTGGTATATGATGGGGGCAGACGGATTGAAAGAGAAAATCAACCGGTCCATAGAATGTAAGAAGGTGGGCTATACCGAAATGTTGAGCCGTTATGGTGACCGGTACAGCAAGGTGACTCCGGATGATGGAAAGGAGCGCGAACAGTTCTTGAACAACCAGGCACGTATTGTAGCCAAGGTAAATGCTCCTGCGGGGGCTGATATAGCCCAGATTGTACGGAAGACACGCGGTGGTTTGAGAAGAGTCTATACCGAGATTGAGAAACTTAAAATGACAGCGGAATAATGAAGCGTGCGTACAGTCCGAAGGAAATAGCCGCCAAGAAATGGGTTACTCTGCCGTGGGATGAGAAATGGAGCAAACCTTTCGGGTTCCCGGCAGAGAACGCTTCGTGGTTCATCAGCGGTGCCAGTGCCAGTGGGAAAAGCAGCTTTGTGATGCAACTTGGAAAGGAACTGTGCAACTATGGGACGGTGCTGTACATGAGTTACGAAGAGAAAATCAACCAAAGCTTCCAACGGCGTATGGGTTATCTGAAGATGAATGAGGTGCAGGGTAAATTTCGTGTGGTGACAGAAGGCAGTCTGGAGGAAGTGATTGCCAGACTGAAAAAACCGAAAAGCCCGAAGTTTATCATCATCGATTCCTTTCAGGTGGCCGGATGGGATTATCCGCAGGCTGTGGAACTGATGGAAACCTTTCCGAAGAAATGTTTCATCTGGATCAGCCAGGAAAAGAAAAGCCAGCCGATGGGTGGCGGTGCAGTAAGATTGAAATATATCTGTGATATGAAGATTCGGGTGGTCGGTTATAAAGCTTATTGTCAAGGACGCGCCATTGGAGACCCGGGAAGCTATTATGTGGTATGGGAAGACGGAATCATTCAAACAAGTAATAATTTACCAAAATGATTATGGATAATAACGAGAAGGCTTTTGAAAGCTACACCGGAACTGAAGTGTTCCAGATACTGCTGGACGGAAATTCCAGCCGGTCCGTATTGGATGACTGGCTGGAGCGAAACATCCAAAGCGACTTAAAAGTGAGAAGAGCGAAAACGCCCGGTCATGTCGTAATAGAAACGGGTGATGTCTTGTTTGCACGTAATGTGCTGATATGGAATCCAAGTTGTAAAGTAAACATTAAAAAGATTTGAAGTGATGGAAAAGAAAGAAGAAAAGAAAGTGTGCTGCATCTGCGGCAAAGAGTATGAGGGCTACGGATACAATCCGTTCCCGGTGAAAGAAGAAGGCTGCTGCTGCCAATCGTGCAACTACAGTGTGGTCGTTCCGGAACGGTGGGA